AGAGGGATACCAGCATCGCTGAAGTCCGAGTTCTCAGGATCCTCTTGGATACCCATGATACGGAGGTTCAGGGTGTTGGTGGTGTTGATGGTCTGCACATCGAGCGTAGCCGACGAGATACCCGAAACGGTTGAGCCCGAGGTGGCAAGCGCAAAGTTCGCGTTGGCGAACACTGCGGCGCGCAGCTCTGCTTCGGTGTCCCACGACGAGTTGACGTTGGACGTAGCGATCACGAACAGCTGCGACGGGTCGTCATAGACGAACGCCTTCACCGGGAAGTCCGAATCCGCGCCCGAGCCGGGCCAGTAGTTCGAGTAGACCTTTTTACCGGTCGTCGAGGAAACGTACTCACAACCCCAGAACACGCCCACCAGACCAACCGTGCCACCAGTTGCTGCACCAACGATGTCGATGACACCGGTGTTCAGCGGGATGACGGGCGAACCCTGATAGATCGCGTTCGTATTGTTGTAGGCAATACGGTACTCAGACGCGCCGGTGCTGTTTGCCGACTGACCCATCTTCGCGATGGGACGCAGGCCGAATGCGCCATTGATATTGGCCATTTTCAGCTCCTTTAGCTTTCAGTTAGTCGGTGGATCCACGTCCACCGAACGAGACACGACTTTGCCGGTTCTGATGAATCGGCATAGAAGGATGCGACTCCTTCATGAGGTCCTGATCGACAGCCTGCATCTGTTCGCGGGTCCGGTTCCCGTAATACGCGGCTCTTTCACGAGCAGTTTCGATAGGGATGCGGCACAGCATCAAGCCACCCTGACCAATCACACCAGCGTATTTACCATCGTCAATGACGGGGGCGTGATAGTCCGGATATTCGTCGGCGCGGACGGGTTCCCATCCTTCACGCAGCTTGGAGAAGACGTTCGTCTTATCCTCTTCGCCACGCATAGCGACTCGAATCCAGCGATGCACATACCCTTCGGGTGCTTTCGGAGAATCCAGGCGGCTGGGCGGTGCCCAAGGTTTACGGCGCGTGGTTGCTTCACGCGTTTCAGAAGACCGGGGTGTACGAGCGTTGTCAGTCATCAGATCAATCCTTCACGTATTTAGCGTATTCTTCCAGCGGAACATTCAGCTTTTTCGCAATGGCGATCTGCGACGGTGATAGCTTCACGGTCCTGCGCCCCTGTTTTGTGCTGCGGGATGCTGAAGAGCCAGCGGGTGCGACCTGACTATTCCCCGATTTTTTGGCCACCTGGAACTTGTGCGGAAACTCCGAACGCATCCGGCGATCAATCTCACTATAGTACTCATCGGTCTGTGGGTCAAAGCCTTCTTCCTCAACCAACTTGCGATGAACACCAAACGCAGCATAAGTCATGACCTCATCCTGACCAAACCACGTGTTCTTTTCCGCCCAAGACTGGGCCTTTGGGTCAACCTTAGGTGGTTGTTGCACCTGCTGTGGTTGAACATATTGCTGCGGTTGCACCTGCTGCGGTTGGGTTTGCACCCGTTCCTGCGCGCGAGCCTTGGCCAGATTGTAGCGGTCCTGATCAGATGTCGCGCGGGCGAGAGCCTCTTGCGCGGCGATCATCTTATCCGTGTCGCCAGAATCGTACGCATCCTTGTAGTTGCGCCGAGCTGTAGCGATCTGTGCCTCGATACGAGCGCCATACTCGTTGAGGTATCCGCTATCGAGTTGCTTTAGACGAGCTTCGAGCTGTTGCTTCTCGGACAAGAGCTGCTGAGCAACACGAACTGCCTCTTGGCGATCCCGCTCCTCTTTGCGATACTTTTCCGTCAGACGAGCAATGCGCTTCTGCACACCCTTGCTGTAGCCTTCAAGCTCTTCCTCGCGATCTTCTTGCGGGGCGGAAGAGGAGGTCTCCTCTGAGGCCTCAGCCTCGTCTTCTTGCTCGATGATGATCTCGGGCTCTTCGTCATCAACGGCCATTTTGGCTTGTTCTGCCATGTGCCTTCTCCTCAGACTGATTTGATGTCGGTCGGCTCAAGAACCGTGGCGATCACCTCATCGTCATTGATGATGCGGATCTCTCCACCGTCGATCTTGAACCTCGAACCGGCATACCTGCCAATGCAAACCCAATCGCCCTGCTTGCACCACGGCTCCGAATCGGGGCCGAACTTTCCAGGATCCTTGTAGGCCAAGGGGCCAACACGAAGCACGTATGCTACAACCGTGGCGACCGTCTCCCGGTCACGGACTTCGTCTGGAATGTACAAGCCTCCCTTGGTCTGCTGCGCCGTTTGATACGGCATGACAAGAACGCGCCACCCAGTGGGCTGGGGGAGTCGTTCAAGCAGCGGCTTTTCAAGGAGGGAAGGGTCTAGTACGCGACTAACTTCGTCAACGTACGCTTTGTCGAGAGAAGTCTCTGCGCTGTCCTGCTTAGCAGCGGCGGCCTTGGCGGCCTTTTCAGCGTTGATTTTCTGCGCGACGTGGTCGGGAAGATAAAGTGTCTTCGTCATAGTCCGCACGTTTCTCCAGCAGGGCTTTAATCTCGTCGGCTGCATAGGCGAGGCCCCGTAGCTCACCCACCAACTTCTTGTACTCCTCCCAGCTGGGAAGACCATCAGCGGCGATTACATCTTTAATGTCATCCTGCCGCTGACGTAACAACTTGTACATGTATGCCGCGAAGTCCACAACATCCATTACAGATATTCTCCATAATCGTTCTCTATGTCCGATGTGATCGGACCACCCTCTACCCACTTGTTACATGTGTGGTCTGCCGAGCAGACAAATTTCAGGAGCTGGCAATACCCCAGGTCTCCGGACTCGTCCCCAATGCATTCCAGCATGTCTTCGGTCTGGTTATAGGCGGCGCAGTTGCCACAGACGTCAGTAAGTCTGAACGCTCCGCTGTCGGCAGGATCGCGATAGTCTGATGTCTCAACCGCCTTTTCTTTGTTCGTGGCGTTGAGATCCTGGTCTTGGGTCGGAAGCGGACAGCTCTTGCCGTCTTCACTTTCTTCCATCTTGTCTACCGGGGTCATTTCCCCAAACACAATGGTGATAGAAGCCATTAGAAAACTCCCCGGAAAACTTGTGGCCTGGAGATTGGGCTGAAGGAGGACACCATTCCACCCTCCGCCTTCTTCTGCTTTTTGGACTTGCCAGCCTGCGTCAAAGCAATGGCAATGGCCTGCTTCTGAGGGTATCCCTCATCGCGCAGCTTGCCAATGTTTGCAGAGATGGTCTCCTGCGACTTGCCTTTCTTGAGTGGCATTACTGGCCTCCCGTCATGTTTCGCTGCATCTGCATCGCCATCTGGGCAGCGATGCGCTCACGGTTCACGGAGTTGCGATCATCCGCGATCTCTTCTTGGAGCTCGAGCCTCGCAGCTTCGCCCGCGGCCTTCTGCTCCATCTTGGCCTGCTCGATAACGAGCTTAGCCTGATCAACCTGACCACTCTGCAGAATCTCCTGCTGCTTCAGCTGGAGCTCGGCGTTGCGGATTTGAACAAGAGGATCAGACATGGGATCGGGAGCCGGGGGCATGATCTCAGGGAGCATGCGCTCAAGCAGTTGCTGCTGCAGAAGCGCGGCGTAGTCTGCCGCGTGCTTCGGATCCTGCAGGGCCGCCTGCGTTTGCATGATCTGCATCTGAGCTTGCTGGCGATCAATGGCCCCAGTCTGTACAGCAATCTGTACTTGCTGGATCAGCTCTTGGGACTGCTGAACCATCATCTGCCGCGCCAACATGGCGATATGCTCCATGATGTGCGCCAGCAAAGCAGGCATTGCATGCGGTGTCGCCTGAACAAGCGGAAGCTTGAAGAACGCAACGTGCGCCTTGATGTGCGCTTCGTGGTTCTGGTCAGGGAAAGCTTGCAGCGGAGTGCCAACCATGGCCCGGCCGTTCTCCATCGCCGGATCCACCGGTTGCGGTTGCGGGGGAGGAGGCAGGATCTCATCGATGTTCTGCACCTCCAAGGCCTGATACATCCGGCGATAGGCCGCATGAAGGTTGTGCATCTGCGGGTTGGTCTGCGCCAGCTTCAGCTGCTCTTGGGCCAAGGCCACGCGCTGTGCCATCGAGAAGATGTTCGGGTCGCTAACGGGAAGCACGTCCACGCGGCCGTCAAAGTCTTGGCTCTTGAGCTGCTGACCTTTGCCCTCGAGTTCATACGGGTACATCGACGGCATGTTCTCGCCAATGATGCGTGCGAGAATCTTGAACTCCTGCTTCTGCCCGTAATGCAGACGCTTGTGGATTGCGGACAGAACTTTCATGCCGCGCTCGAGAAGCGCGACGGTCGTGCCGACAGGCTGTTCTTGGCCCATGTTCTGAGCCTGTTGATCAGCGACGGAGATGAAGCGGCGGCCGCCATCGACCAGCGCACCTAGCAACTGAGCCAACGTTGCAGAGGGCTCTTTGTAGGGCAGCGGGATGATCGCGTCACGGATGTTGCCACCCGGGGCATCGATGTCGCGGAACTCTCCCGGCTGCAACGGCTCGTCGCTATTAGCTACACGGATACCGCGCGCCTTAAAGCCTGCCGGAAGGTTCGACAGCGTACCAGCATCGATCAGTTGGCGCAGGATGCTTGTCGCCGCGCGACCCAGCCCGCCAATCATGTGGGTCAGACCGAAGCCGTAAAACCCAAGACCCGGCAGGAATTTGTAGTGCACAAAATATGCAATGGATTCTTTGGTTGGATCCGTCTGCATATAGTTGCGACGGATGGACAGAACCTGATTGCTGGCCTCGTCGATGGTCACGATGTACGGCAGCTTGACGCCGGTTGGCTCCCCATCAGAGCCCACATCTTCGAAGCCGTCCAGATCGAGCTCGATGTGCATTTCAAGAATGGTTCGAACATCGTCGGTGTACGACGAACGAGACGTGCCTTGAATCTCGTCGACCTTCTTGCGGACCTCGCTCACGTCATCGTCAGAACCAGAGGACAACTCTACGTCGCGATAGAACCCCGAAACTTGGAGCTTGCGAACTTCATTGTCCGTCATCTTCAGGACATGCGTAATGCGCGGAGCGCTGCGAAGATCGCTGGCCGCGTACGGAACGACAACGTCCTGAGCCGGAATGAACTTGGCTACCGGCCGCTGCTTTGTCGGATCGAAATACACCTTCTTGAAGGTGGACCCAGAGAGCGGCAGATAAAACAGCATCTGGTCTGTGTCCGGGTCGTACTCTTCCATACGATCCAGAATGAGATAGTTCATGAAGTCTTTGACGCGCTGAGCCTGCTCCAGGCGCTCTTGGCTTTGAAGACCAATGACCTGTGTTTTTACGGGACCGCCAGAAGGCAGGAGTTCCTTATAGGCCTGCGCTTGGAACTGCGTCACGCTTTCGGCGATCAGAGGATGGGTGACATTGGACGCACCCTCGAACGGCTCCGTCCGCTCGTCAGACCGCACGCCCAAAAGGTCTAGGCCCTTGGTGTAGGTCTCTTCCCAATCTGAGCGGGAGGCCAAGTCGTCCTGATACGCCCCAACGAGATCGGTCGCGATCTCTCCCAGCGTCTCGTCTTCCAAAAACTCCGCAAGGTTTGCGTCGAATGGGATCAGCTCTTCTTCGGTAAAGCCACCCAACGGCATGCCAGTCAGCGCCTCGACAATTGCTCCGCCATCCGGGGTCTGCGTTACTTGAGCGCCACCGGCAAAATCCTCCGGCGTGTTAACAGGGATGTCGACGCTCATGTCATCCGGCGCAACAGCCGGACCCATGCCGCGCTCTACCATGTTGCCGAATGGCTGCGGAGGTAGGGCCATCAATAGTACTCCCGTTTGCGAGGCACCTGATCCGAGAAATCAAGCCTCTCTTCATCATGTATCGCCACGAACCCGCCTTGACGGAAACGTATCAACGCCAAGGTCATACTATCACAGAAGTCATCATGATCTCCATTCGGAAATGCGGCGACCTCTTCCACGACCTCTTCAGCAAACCTCTTGTCCTCGGGGGCCCACACCAAGCCTGCCTCAAACAGCGGGGATACCATATGCATCCTGGTTATCTTATCTACACCACCGCCGCCCGCGCGTCTACCGGGAGAGAACCCCAAAGCCGGAATGCCTCGGAGTCGAAGTTCGTCGATCAGGGGTCTACCGGTAGCCTTGGCCTCGATAAGAACCATGTCAGGCTCCCAGTAACTGTACTCCTCGAAGGCAACTTCCTTAAGCTCCGGGAAACTCCACCGGCCGCGCTGAGCATCCAGCAAAATGACCGCTTCTTTCCCACCTTCGTCCGGTTCAAACACGCCCCATGTCGTGATTGCTGAGAAGTCCGCCGTTTCCTTCTTCGAAAACGCCGTATCGTAGGCTTGGAGGATGTACTTGAGCGGAGGAATCTTCTCTTTCTGCCACAGTCGCCACCACTCCTTGCGGATGATGGCGGAACCTGAGCTCGTTGGCTGTTGTTGCCACTGCGCGGCCCACTTTTGGACAGGAAGCGAGGCCTTAATGGAGAGCAGAGCGTCTTTGTCCCAGAATTCTGGCCAAAGCGGGTTGCCTGACGGCAGGATTGCGGGAAATTCCACCACTTCCCACTGGTCTGCCATCGTATCTGCCGACTGATTGGCCAGCAAACGGCCTGTCAGATCCTTTTTACCCCAGCGGGTCATGACGACGATGATTGCACCGCCAGGTTGCAGACGCTGACGGGGCCCTGAGGTGTACCATTCGTAGGCGTGATCGAACGCGGTCTCCGAAAGTGCGTCCTGTTCCGAGTGCGGGTCGTCAATAATGAACAAATCCGCGCCTCGACCGGTCACAGCCGCGCCGACACCCGCCGCAAAGTACTCCCCACCCCTGCTGGTGCCCCACTTACCAGCGCCTTTGTTGTCCTCCTTGAGGACTGTTTCCGGAAAAATCTCCCGGTAAGCTGGGTCATCGATCAAATCCCTTACTTTTCGGCCAAAACGGACGGCCAGTTCAGTGTTATGGGTGGCTTGGATGATCTTGAGCTTCGGGTTTCGGCCCAAAAACCAGGCTGGCATCAGGAAACTGGCGAATTCGGACTTCGAATGACGAGGCGGCATGTTGATAATCAGCCGCTTGATCTCTCCGCGAGCCACCGCCTCGAGCTTTTTCGCGATAATCCGGTGATGAGCCCCCTCAATGAAGTTCTCATACACGTGATGCGCGAACGCCATGAAGCTGTTCGTCGCCTTATCGCGGATCTCAAGCTTGATCCGGGCCTCTTTGAGCGCCAAAATCTCTTTCAGCACCTCGTCTGGTAGAGAGTTCAGGTTATCCATTCAACCTAACCTTGTAATTTCCGCCAACATGCTCGAAGCCGTACCGCTTCAACACGTCTCCAGTGCGCTCCGGCGCGACATTTGTCGACACGCCCATGTACAATTCCAGCGCACCTTGCTCGCGGGCCCAGTCCACGAACATCTTCAGCATCTTGACCGCGGTCCTCGAACCTCGGTGCTCGGGCAAAACATACCAGACGAAGTCGCTCGCGACGGTTCCCTTGCCAAAGAAGTACGGAGTGATGCTCCCAGCGATCATGCCGATGGGCTCCCCCTCGTCCGTGTAGGCCAAGACGCCGAACCCATTCTTGTTATTGATGATGAAACTGACGGTTGATTGCGCCGCCCTCTCAATGTCAAAGGGGACCTTGTTATAGTCCCCCTCCTGCTGCATGGCCATGCCAAGCTTTATGATGTCGCGCAAACGCTCTACAGCGAATGGTTCATATTTCATCAGACCAAACTAGCGAGCCCCAAACGCTTCAGAGCCTGGGACCCCGAACCTTCACGGGGCCGGTAGACACCAGGCGCATCCATCGAAGGCGGACCCGCCTCCTGTGCTAGTTGCATTAGATCGAGATATGACAGCGCATCGGTGAAGGAGTCAATACCAGACTTGCTGTCTTCTTGTTCGCCGCTTGCAGACGCGAAGCGCGAGCGCTCTACAGCCGCCAGCGCAAGGGGTAGGTCCACGCCCTGCTCGACGAGGGCCTGTACGTCCGGATCCGAGGCCGTCGCAACCCGGCGAGTTGCTCCACTAGAGGACGATCCGCTCCCGGGCAGACCCTCGCGGTTTCCGACCCCAACACGAGCGGCCCCGTACCACGGTCCCCAGCCAGACTTCGTGGCTTGGTCCAGCGCAAAGTCGATCTGCTGCGTGACCGTCGAGGGATCCCGAGGATCGAGGCCCGTCTGTTCTTGGAACACGTTCCCCAGACCGCCGCCCATGTACAGTTGGAACGGCCCGTACGATTCCTCGCGCTTGCCGTCTTTCACAACCATGCTTTGCCAACCCTCCGCGGGGTCGGCGTTCAGGCCCTCTGACTCAGCAACGCGAACAGCGATGTCGGGGTCAATGCCCCGA